CCTATGATGAAGAAGGCAAGTTCTCGCCCGATACCCTTGATCCAGGTGTCTTGAACCGTTTGCCACGGCCAACGGGATGGCGCATTGCGATTCTGCCTTATCGAGGCGCGCAAAAGACCAAGGGCGGGATTGTGTTGTCGGAAGAGACACAAAAGCGCACGCAGCTTGCAACTACCGTTGGCTATGTTTTAGAACTTGGACCGTTGGCCTATGCCGATGGTGAGAAGTTCCCAGCCGGGGCGTGGTGCAAAAAGGGCGACTGGATTGTGTTTGGCCGTTACGCGGGCGCACGCATTCCAATCGATGGCGGAGAGATCCGGTTTATCAACGACGATGAGGTCATCGGCCTTATCAACGATCCGCAAGATATCTTGCATATGTAAGGAGCCTAGAGATGGCTAATGAGCAATTGGAATTTAAGCTCGGGGAAGATGAAGATCCGGCAACGGTGTCGTTAAATCAAGACGGCACCGATGCAAAGCTTGAGCAAGAGCAGGCTCCGCCTGCTGCGCCCAAACAGGAAACTTCCTCGGAGGATTTGGACGAATACAGTGACAAGGTCAAGCGACGCATTGACAAGCTGACTGCGCGACTTCGCGAAACCGAGCGCCGTGAGCAAGCGGCCTTGGAATACGCCAAGCAAGTTCAGCAGCGTGCTGCGGAGGCGGAAAAGCGCCTTGTTCAAACCGATGGTGCGCGTATTGGCGAGGCCAAGGGTCGTATCGAAACGCAGGTCATGGCGCTTAAGCAGATTATTAAGAAAGCGCGTGAAGAAGGCGACATTGATACTGAGACCGAAGCCACCCAGCGTTTGACTTCCATTACGGTAGAGCAGGAGCGACTAGCCTCTGCCGAAGAGCATCGTCAAGCCTACGAACAGCAGCAGCTTGCTCAACAGCAGGCCTGGGAGCAGCAGGCTCAACGTCTTGCCCAGCAGCAACAAGCGGTGCAGCAGCAAGCGGCTATTGATCCACGGGCTGAAGAATGGGCCGAGCGCAATGAGTGGTTCGGCGCAGACAAGGTTATGACGGCTGCGGCGCGCGCGATTCACTTGGATCTGATTGCTGAGGGCGTTTCGCCACGCAATAATCAGTACTACAACGAATTAGATCGTCGTATGCAGGAATCTTTTCCACATCGATTCACAAATCAGAATAGCTCTGATAACATGAATCCGCCCAGAGCCAACCGACCCGTGCAAACGGTTGCGCCTGCTGCCCGGTCGTCCGGGGTTAACACATCAGCACGCCGCGTGGTCAAGCTGACACCAAGTCAAGTTGCCATTGCCAAAAAACTGGGCGTTCCGCTTGAGGAATATGCCAAGTACGTGAAGGATTAATCATGGATGAAATGCAGACCAACGATAGCGCACCGATGGTGCCTAAATTAAAACGTGAAACCCGTGCGTCGCAAACGCGCGAGAAGTCCACGCGTCGCCGTCCCTGGGCACCTCCTTCCAAACTGGATGCTCCACCCGCTCCCGAAGGATTCCAACATCGCTGGATTCGACGTGAAGCTAATGGGTTCGATGATCGAAGCAATGTTGCAGCCAAACTCCGCGAGGGGTATGAACTGGTTCGTGCTGACGAGTACCCGGACTATCATGCCTCGTCGATGGACGACGGCAAACACGCTGGCACCATTGGTGTCGGAAGTTTGTTGCTCGCGAGAATCCCAACAGAGACGGCCAGTGAGCGAACTGCGTATTACCGAGAACGGGCCCGAGATCAACAACGTGCCGTCGACAATGAAATGTTGAAGGCCAATGCTCATGACACGATGCGAATCGGTACTCCTGAGCGTCGCTCTCGTACCACTTTTGGCAGCCGCGAGTCGGCTGAAACCTAAACCTATGCAAGGATAGACAAATGGCTAACGTAGATAAGCCCTTTGGTCTTCGCCCCATCGGCAACTTGTCCGCAACAGGTGCTCAGAAGCAGTATGGCTACCTGATCGCAGACAACCAGTCTGGCGCGATTTACCAAGGCGACCTAGTGACCGTTTATGACGGTTATCTCGTCAAGTTTGCACCCGCAACCCATACGGCAGCAGTTGGCGTGTTCAATGGTTGTAACTACATTGATCCCACCACCGGCAAGCCCACCTGGAAGAACTACTACCCCGGTTCGGTCAACATCACGCAGGGAGAAATCACTGCTGACGTGCTTGACGATCCCAACCAGTTGTTCATCGTCCAGGTTGATGAGTCGGTTGCACAGACTGACATCGGCAAAAACGCAGACGTTGTTGGCACTGGCGGCAGCACCACCACAGGTGTTTCCACCATGGAACTCGACTCGTCCACGATCGCAAAGACCGCAGCCCTGAACCTTAAGATTGTTGGTTTGTGGGATGTTCCAGGCAACGAGTTTGGGACTAACGCAGTGGTCGTTGTAAAGATCAATGAGCACCTGTACGGCAGTGCTGGTGTTGCTGGGCAAGGAGCTTAATCATGGCAATTTCACGCGCACAACTGGTGAAAGAGCTTGAGCCCGGTCTCAACGCTCTGTTCGGTCTGGAGTATAAAAACTACGAGAACGAGCACACCCAAATCTATAGCATCGAATCTTCAGACCGTGCGTTTGAAGAAGAGGTGATGGAATCGGGCTTCGGTGAGGCTCCGGTGAAGAACGAAGGCGCAGGCGTCGCATACGACAACGCGCAAGAGGTCTACACCGCACGCTACACCCACGAGACCATCGCTTTGGCGTTCGCGCTGACCGAAGAGGCCGTCGAGGACAACCTCTACGACCGCTTGGCTGCTCGCTACACCAAGTCGCTGGCCCGCTCGATGGCTCAGACCAAGCAGATCAAAGCTGCTGCAATCCTCAACGGTGCTTTTGACACCTCAATCGGTGGCGACGGCAAGCCCCTGTGTGCTCTGGATCACCCAACCCTGGGCGGACCAGACCTCAAGAACGAGCTTACCGTTCCTGCTGACCTGTCAGAAACGTCGCTTGAGCAGGCATTGATTGACATCGCTGCGTTCACCGACGAACGTGGCCTGAAGATCGCTGTTCAAGGTTTGAAGCTCATCATCCCGAAAGAACTCATGTTTACGGCAGACCGCATCATGAAGTCGACGCTGCGTGTTGGTACAGCAGATAACGACATCAATGCGATCAAGAACATGGGCATGGTTCCTCAGGGCTATACCGTGAACCACTTCTTGACCGACCCCGATGCATGGTTCGTGAAGACCGATGCACCCAACGGCATGAAGATGTTCGAGCGTGTTGCAATGCGTACCGGTTTCGAAGGCGACTTCGATACGGGCAACGTCAAGTACAAAGCTCGCGAGCGTTACTCGTTTGGATTCTCGGATCCGCGAGGCATGTTCGGTTCGCCTGGAGCCTAAACGGCACCAAGAAAAGGGGGTTACAAAACCCCCTTTTTTATTTATACTAGGTTTATTCCGGGGTTAGCCCGGTGCATCAGACAGTCCCGGCTGACGACATGCAGACTGATGTACCGATATCGCATGTGAGGAACTCATGGCCCAGACCACTTTTTCCGGCCCAGTTAAAGCCGGTACTATTTCCCAAACCACCGGTACGACAGTCGGCACCAATGTTGCAAATGTCGGTTTCGTGGTAATGGGTCAATCGGCTGTTATTGACATTATCGGCGCTTCCGCTGCCGACCAAGTTGTCGCTACGATTCCTGCTGGTTCGCAGATTATCGACGTCATCCTTAACGTCACGACTGCAAACGACGATACAGGGACTGCAACTGTTGTTGTGGGAACCTCTGCCGATGCAGACGCTTTCATCCCCAGCACCAGTGTCAAGAGTGCTGGTACGACGCGCGGCACGCTGGACACAGAAGCCACTGACGTTGGAACCACGGACATCCAGGTACTTGCTGACTTCACCGCCCAGAACGGTAACGGTGCCGCAGGTGCTGCGACAGTGACGGTCCTTTATCTCCAGGCCCGCGACCTAGTCTAATAGGAGGCTCACATGAGCTTCAGTAATATCCAGTCGGTCCAAAAGACCACGACTGCGACGGCGATCAACGGGCGCACGCGTCTTATCGGTTTGTACTTTACGCACACCGCGACGCCTGCAACGCTGACGCTACGCAGCGGCGGATCAGGAGGCACGGTCAAGTTGACCATGACCACACCTGCTTCTGCGGGATCTCAGGACTTGATCATCCCTGACATGGGCATCTTATTTGAAGACGGCGTTCATGTGACGTTCAGTTCCGCTGAGATTACTTCGGCAACCTTCTTGTTTGAAGGTGGAGCAGCAGCGTAATGGCTAAGTCCAAGGGCATGGGCATTGCGACGTCGGTCAAGAGTGGAAACTTTAGGCCGACTAAGCAGGGTGCCGGGATGACGCAAAAGGGTGTTGAGGCTTACCGCAAGGCCAATCCTGGCAGTAAGCTTAAGACCGCCGTCACCTCGGACAACCCAGGCCCCAAGGACGCTGCACGCAGAAAGTCTTTTTGCGCTCGGTCGGCAGGTCAGATGAAGATGTACCCGGAAGCGGCCAAAGATCCCAACAGCCGCATCAGACAAGCTCGAAGACGATGGAAGTGTTAGATGGACACCGGTGTTATCGTTTGGAATCTGGTCACGTCTTTCTTTGTGGCTTTGGTAATGTTCATGATTAAAATGAACCACGACGAGCAGAAGCGCATTCAAATTCTGCTTAATAGAACGAGGGAGGAAATCGCTCGTGATCACATCACTCGTGCAGAGGTTCGTGCGGACCTTGAAAGAATTATGGAACGGTTTGATTCAGGCTTTGAACGGCTTGAAGCAAAGATTGATGCCCTCGCGGAAAAAGGAAGATAGCGATGGCCACTAAACCCGGTTTATACGCCAATATTTTGGCAAAACGCAAACGGATCGCGGCTGGATCAGGCGAGAAGATGCGCAAACCCGGCACCAAAGGCGCTCCTACGGCAAAAGCCTTCAAGGAGTCCGCAAAAACCGCAAAAGGAGTGAAGAAATCATGATGAAAGGTTACGCAAAAGGGGGCATGGCTGATAAAGAAGGCCGTGCCATGAAGCGCAAGACAGCCGACACAAAGGGTCGTGCTATGCACAAAATGCCTGATGGCAGCATGATGCCTGGGGCCAAGCATGGCATGAAGAAGGGCGGTATGGCCACCAAAATGAAGAAGGGGAAGTAATCATGGCTGGACGTGGAATGGGCTGCGCAACGCGCGGCGGTGGTGCTGTAGAGAGCGGCCCCAGGAACAAAATGATCTCTAAAACCAGTGACAAGACCGGTCCCGTGATGATGAAAAACGGTGGTGCGGTCAATCAGCACAAGCGCATGGCCATGAAAGGCGTGAAGAAGATGCGCATGGGCGGAGCAGCTTGCGACTAAACGATGGCAACCTCCGGCACAGCGACATTCAACCTTCAGTTTGACGACATCATCGAAGAAGCCTTCGAGCGATGTGGTCTGGAGGTGCGCACAGGGTACGATATTCGCACGGCGAGTCGTTCCCTGAACTTGATGTTTGCCGAATGGGCCAACCGAGGGCTAAATCTTTGGACGATTGAGCAACGACAGCAGGTGCTAACGGCAGGTGACCCGCAGTATTCGCTACCTAGCGATACGGTGGACGTTTTGTCTGCTGTTTTACGCACAGGATCTGGCACCAATCAGCAAGACATTACGCTTGATCGGATTAGCCAGAATGAGTACTTGCACATGCCTAATAAACTGCAAACGGGAACTCCTGCGCAGTTTTATGTGCAACGCACGGTGCCTGCTGAGCTTTTCATCTACCCTGCTCCAGATACTGCACAGACATATACCTTTAGGTACTACGGCATCCGTCGTATACAGGATGTTGGTGCGGCAACCAACACAGCGGATATCTCTTTCCGTTTCCTGCCTGCCCTTATTGCGGGGCTTGCCTACTACATCGCGATTAAGCGTGCGCCTGAGCGCATCGGCACGCTGAAGAATTTCTACGAAGAGGAGTTCTTCCGCGCTGCTGCCGAAGACCGTGATCGTGCCAGTGTGTTCTTGACGCCGGATGTGCAGAGTTACTGACCATGGGCGGCTATGCCTCTGGCAAATACTCCCTAGCGCTGTGTGACCGATGTGGCCAGCGCTACCAGTACCTTGTGCTTCGCAAGGAGTGGACGGGATTTAAGGTTTGCCCTGAGTGCTACGAGCCCAAGCATCCACAGCTTGAGCCGATTCGCACAGCAGGTGATGCGGTTGCCATCTACGAACCAAGGCCCGATATTATAGAGCCTGTAACGATTTACCTGGGAGCCCCAGGCAATTCGTTTTTTGCCTCGGTCGGCATGGTGCCAGAAACGCCCGCACAGGCTATCATGCTGGATGTTGAATTAGGCAATGTTACGGTGAGCCTGTCATGACCTATTCCGAGCTTGTAACCCAGATTCAGAATTACATGGAGACGACGTTTTCAACAACGAACGTCGATAACTTCATTAAGCAGGCTGAGCAGAGGATTTATAACAGCGTTCAGATCCCAAGCTTGCGTAGAAACTCGACGGGTTTGACGACTGCTAACAATAAATACCTGCAATGCCCCTCAGATTTTCTGTCGGTGTACAGCATGGCCGTGGTCAATGATGATGGCGACTATGAGTACTTGTTGAACAAAGACGTCAACTACATCCGTCAGGTCTACCCCTCTCCGACCTACGCGGCTATCCCCAAGTATTACGCGCTCTTTGGCCCTGATTACAGTGCTCCTAGAGAGTTGACCTTTATTCTTGGTCCGACGCCCGATGCGATTTATACCGTCGAACTTCACTACTTCTACTATCCTGAGTCGATCGTGACCGCAGGGCAGTCCTGGCTTGGCGATAATTTTGACTCAGTGTTGCTCTATGGTTCGCTTCGTGAGGCCTATCTTTTTAACAAAGGTGAACAAGACCTTGTAGCCAATGTTGAAGCTAAATACGCAGAGGCCATGAATCTCCTGAAACAGCTTGGCGACGGTAAAGAGCGTCAGGATGCTTATCGTTCAGGTCAAATTAGAGTACCGGTGACTGGCTAATGGCTATCGTTCAAACCCCCTGCACAAGTTTTAAGCAAGAGCTTGCTCAAGGCGTGCATAACTTTTCCGCTGTGGGCGGTGACACCTTTAAGCTTGCGCTTTACACCAGCGCTGCCACACTCGGAGCCACAACCACTGTTTATACTTCTTCTGGCGAAGTATCCACAAGTGGGACAAACTACCCATTGGGAGGGATTACACTCACCAATGTGGGCGTAGCAACCAGTGGCGTTATTGCATACTTGAGTTTCGTTTCACCTGCTGTTTTTACAGGGGTGACCTTGACGTGTCGCGGGGCTTTGATTTACAACAGCAGTAAGTCGAACAAGGCTGTTTGTGTTCTAGATTTTGGGGATGACATATCTGCTTTGGGTCAAAACCTAAGTGTCGTCTTCCCGCCAGTAAATCTTACCTCAGCCATTATTAGGATCAATTGAGAGGCTATTATGAAAGACGGATCAGCAAAGAAAGATCAATTTGAGGCTACCGTATCCATGGGTAGTGACAACGTCGATGACTTGCGTGTCGGTGGGCATTTCACGGTGGAGTGCTACGACAGCTTGGGCGACATTAAATGGGAAGACGGGTTCGATAATCTTGTGGTGAACCAAGGTCTTGCTGACATGAACGCTAAGTATTTCAGCGGAACGTCTTACAGCGCCGCGTGGTTCATGGGCTTGATTGATAACAGTCCTGCGCCGACGCTTGCCGCTGCTGATTCGATGTCCTCACATGCGGGATGGACAGAGTCTGCAAACTACTCAGGCGCACGCAAGCAGTTGACTTTTGGTACACCGACCCAGGCCGATCCTTCGGTGATCGCAGCTTCTGCGGTGTCGTTCTCAATCACGGGTGCGGATACGATTTACGGTGCGTTTGTTGCCTCGGATTCGGTGGTTGGCGGCACATCAGGCATTCTGTTTTCAGAAGGCGCATTCTCATCGGTTCGTAACGTGGTCAGCGGCGACACGTTGAATGTGACTTACAGCCTCTCTAACAACGCTGCTTAATATGAAGAGGGGCTGGCTATGCCGCTTGTTGTCGCAGACCGTGTCAAGGAAACCACTTCTACCGCAGGCACCGGCACTCTCACGCTAGCCGGTGCAGCCACCGGCTTCCAATCCTTTGCTGTTATTGGTAACGGCAATCAGACCTATTACACCATTGCGGGTCAAGGCACTTCTGAATGGGAAGTAGGGATTGGTACGTACACATCTAGTGGTACGACCTTAAGCCGGGATAGTGTTTTATCTTCTTCGGCAGGCGGAGCCAAGGTCACCTTCTCCGCAGGCACCAAGGATGTGTTTGTCGTTTATCCATCAGGTCGAGCTGTGTATGGTGACACGGTAGGCAATGTCACTATCACGACAAACTTTCAAGCAGCTCGACTCACAGCCTCTGATTCCACATCTAACGTCACGCTGATTTATGGTGATGCTTATTCAGTAAGCGGCGCTTTTGCCGTTCCCATAGTCGACATGAGCGGCGTATGGAACACCACAGGTGAGCCAACGCTTGTTAAATATAACGTTACCAATACTGCATCAGGTACCAATTCACTGTTGTTGGATCTACAGACGGGCGGAACAAGTCGGTTTAAGGTTGATAAGAATGGTAATACAACCGCAGCTTCAAGTATTTTTGGTGGTGCGGTAAGCGTGGGAAGTGCAGTATTTCCTACGGCTACTATCACCAACCTAACCGCAACTAACGAAACCGTTACCTCACTCACAGTCACCAACGAAACAGTAAGCACCATCACAGGCGCAACCAATTCGTTCTGTGACATGGATACGATTCAGGGTGATGTGATCATTGCCACATCAACCCCTGCCAACACGCAGATATTCTTTTCAGATTCAGGCTCGATCAGCGGATCAAGCGCCGTGGCGCTCTTTGATATTGCAGCGACATGGAATACAACGGGAAGCCCAACGGGATTTAAATTAAACGTTGCAGACTCTGCATCCGATACGCTCAGCTCGTTCATTGACCTACAGCGCAATGGCTCATCGCAGTTCAAGATTAACAAGTATGGCGGTGCAAACACTAGAGCAATTTTACAAACCGCCACGATCACGGCTGCTGCACCGAGTGCGACAACAAACTACGATGTCATCACGCAGGTTGTGCAGTATTACACCACCGACGCAACGGCAAACTTCACGCTTAATTTTCGTGGCGATTCAAGTATCAGCCTAGCAAGTTATATGTCAGTTGGGCAGTCGGTAGAGGTTGTGCTGCTTGTGACAAACGGTGCAACGCCTTACTACCCGAACGCTTTTCAGATTGATGGGTCCGCCGTAACGCCTAAATGGATTACGGGTGTTGCGCCTATAGCAGGGAACGCTAACAGCGTGGATGTTTATACGTTTACGATTGTTGAGACCGCCGCAGCAACCTTTACCGTTTTTGCAACGCAAAACAAATTTGCATAACCATGGCAGTCGTTATCCGTAATTCCGTCCTTCGTAACATGCTGGCGCAGGTGGAATACGGCCCAGCGCAGCTTTTTACGTTTACAGCTTCGGGAACGTTATCGATACCTACCTCGTTAGTCTCTTATCTCGTTGTTGCTGGAGGTGGTGGCGGTGGAAGCAGATACGGCGCAGGCGGTGCTGGTGGTTATCGCGTAGGAAGCGGGCTTTTTTTGAGTGGAGGAACTTACACCATAACCGTGGGAGGTGGTGGTGGAGCTGCTGCTCAAGGCGGTTCATCTACCTTTTCCACAATCACTAGCGCAGGTGGGGGTATTGGGACGCCCGGACCTTCTTCTGCTACCCCTAACAACGGGGGTGCTGGTGGCTCAGGAGGGGGCGGTGGCACCGCCCCCTTTGGCGGTACTGGTGTAGGTGGTGCGGGTAACACGCCTGCAACTTCTCCTTCTCAAGGAAATAATGGGGGCTCAGCTTCCGGCAGTCCAGGCGGTGCTGGTGGCGGAGGTGGCGGTGCTGGCGGTGTAGGCGGTAATGGAGCACAATTTCCTACTCGCGGAGGAAGTGGTGGTCTTGGGTTAGCCAATTCGATAACAGGTGTATCGGTTGTTTATGCAGGTGGTGGTGGAGGAGGCGTATCAAATACTATTGATACAAGAGGCCTAGGTGGTCCTGGGACTCCTGGTGTTTCTGGCGGAAATGGTGGTGGTGGTACTACAGCGGGAACAGCAGGTGTAGCTAATACAGGTGGTGGCGGTGGAGGCGCGGGTGGAAGCAGTCTTCAAGGCTCCGGCGGCTCTGGCATTGTTGTTGTCTCAGCCCAGGCGGTGAGGGGTGCGAAAAATCCCCCGGCTGTTGTGTTTACAGCTACAGGGTCATTAACTATTCCTTCAGGCGTAACTTCAGTTAATTATTTGGTCGTTGGTGGGGGTGGTGGAGGCGCTACCGTTAGAGGTGCAGGTGGTGCCGGTGGGTATCGTGTAGGCAGTAACTTTCCTGTGACTGCTGGTACTTACACCATAACAGTTGGTGCCGGGGGTGGAGCAGCCACTCAAGGCGGACCCTCTATCTTCTCTACCATTACTAGCGCAGGTGGAGGTGGTGGTAGTCCTGCTAATGATGGTACTGGAGGTTCTGGAGGCTCAGGCGCTGGTGGTGCTAGTGGTTTAACAGGCGGAGCAGGCGGCGCAGGTAATACACCTGCAACTTCTCCTTCTCAAGGCAATAATGGGGGTACTGGTAGTTCTCCCACCGCTAACGGTGGTGGAGGTGGAGGCGGAGGTGCTGGAGGCATAGGCGGCAATGGAGTATCACTAACAGGCGGTGCTGGTGGCTTAGGTCTAGCTAACTCCATAACAGGTGTATCAGTAGCTTATGCTGGAGGAGGAGGAGGAGGTGCGGGGTCACCATCACCCACACCAAGGCAAGCAGGTTTAGGTGGCCCTGGGACTCCTGGAGTTTCTGGAGGGAATGGTGGTGTATCTCCGGGGGGAGGGACATCAGGCGTAGTTAATACGGGTGGCGGAGGAGGCGGCGGTGGTGGTGCTGCTGGCGGTGCTGGAGGCTCAGGTATCGTAGTTATACAATTAAATTACTCATCATAAAAACGGAGGTTTTTTGTGAAAGACTTTTACAGGTTATACGGTATAGATACGGCGATGCACATGCTTCGCCCAGGCGCACGGTGGGAGATTTCTAACAACCATTTCACCTTGTGGGAAGACCCAAGACCTTGTCCGACATGGCAGGAAATCGAAGAAACCATGGACAAGATCAAAGCTTTTGAGGATTCAATAAAGACCATCTGGCTACCTGAGCAGATTGCTGAATTTGAAAAGCAGCATGTGCTTATGGAGAAAGCCATCAATGCAGCTTAACCATCTCTTCCCAACGCCCGTAGCGTTCTTTGACTTAGGCAGGCAGCTGACCAAGGAAGAGCTTGACTTCTTGATGAACCAAGAAACACGCCCTAACACGGGCAACATCACAAGCAAGGACTGGGTGATCCTGCAAAACAAGAAAGTCAAGAATCTCAATAAGTTCGTTCAGTCCTGTGTTGATGAATACTTTCAAGCGATCTACGCCCCCAAGCACGCAGTCAAGCTGCGGATCACGCAGTCATGGATGAATTACACAAAGCCTGGGGAATACCACCATAAGCATGAGCATCCCAACTCGTTAGTGTCCGGCGTGTTCTATGTGAATAGCGATCCCTTGGTCGATAAGATTGTTTTCTATGACAATAAGTACCGCACCATAGACTTCCCACCATCGACATGGAACATTTACAATTCTCGTAGTTGGTGGTTTACCGTAGGCACGGGGCAGCTTGTGCTATTTCCGTCATCCCTAACGCACATGGTCGAAGCCAAGCAAGGTGAAAACATTCGCACAAGTCTTGCTTTCAACACCTTCCCTGTGGGCCAAGTGGGTGAGAACCTTGATATGACAGGACTCGATCTATGAACATGACGGACATACCAGCGATTACCCCCAAAAAAGCCATGACGCTTGGTCTGAAAGACTACGTCAAAATCTACGAAGATGTGTTTGATGCTGACTTTTGCAAACGCATGGTTGAGTTAGCCGAGGGCGGTGATTGGCGCACACATACCTTTTACGATGCGATTGCAGATCGCAATATTCAGCATGAAGATGAGTTAGACGTATCGTGGTCCGCATCGCAAGAGAAGTTAGTCTTGCAGCAAAAGCTCTGGCACATGATTGAGCGCTACATCCTCAAGGACCACGCCCATATGAGTGAGTGGTACGGCGCATGGTCAGGGTACTCAGAGGTGCGATTTAACCGCTACACGGTTGGTACTCAGATGCACATTCATTGTGACCATATTCATAGTATGTTTGATGGCACCCGCAAAGGCATACCAACGCTTACGATCCTTGGGGCATTGAATAATGACTACGAAGGTGGCGAGCTGATTATGTGGGAGCAAGAGCGCATCCACTTGCCTGCTGGTTCTGTCACCATATTCCCCAGTAATTTTCTGTACCCCCACCGTGTAGCGCCGGTGACAAAAGGCGTGCGTTATTCCTACGTATCTTGGGTCTGGTAAATGGTCACTAGGGTTCGTGGCTCCATCCTTCGGAATGCTTTTTTAACGAGCAGGTATGGGGTTGTCTTTAGCCGCTTTACCGGCTCCGGCACTTTTGTTGTTCCTACGGGTGTCACGGAAGTTGAGTATCTTGTTGTAGCCGGGGGAGGAGGTGGAAGTATCTGGGGTGCTGGCGGTGCTGGTGGGTATCGTGTAGGAAGCGGTTTATCTGTGACGCCCGGAGCTTCAGTGCCGGTAACCGTTGGCTCTGGCGGTGGTGGTGGACCTGTTGGCACTCAAGGGCAACCTTCTATTTTTTCTACCATTACTAGTGCAGGTGGTGGGCGAGGTGGTACTCCATTAACCGCTCCCGCCGCCGGAGGTTCTGGCGGATCAGGTGGTGGTGGTGCAAATGGTGGCCCTGGTAATTTTGGCGGAGCAGGTAATACGCCAGTCACTTCTCCTTCTCAAGGAAATAACGGTGGTGATGGTTCAAGTCCGTTGCTTGCAGGTGGGGGCGGAGGCGGAGGTGCAGGAGGTGTAGGTGGTAATGCAACGCCAACGACTGGTGGTGCTGGTGGATTAGGTTTAGCCAACTCAATCACAGGCGTATCCGTTGTTTATGCAGGTGGTGGAGGGGGAGGCATAGGACCTGCTCCCCGAACAGCAGGTTTAGGTGGTCCAGGAACCCCAGGAGTTTCTGGAGGTAACGGTGGGGCACAGCCCCTAGCTGGAACAGCAGGTGTAGCTAACACCGGAGGAGGGGGTGGCGGAGGCACAAACACTGGCGGCTCCGGCGGCTCCGGCATTGTCGTCCTGAAACACGGTCTGCCTCGTGGCTACGTCAACACCTTCACCGCAACCGGCACATTAGTCATCCCCCCAGGCGTTACAGCCGTGGATTACTTGGTCGTTGCTGGGGGTGGGGGTGGAGGTGCTGGTAGAGGCGCCGGTGGCGGTGCTGGTGGGTATCGTGTAGGCAGTAATTTTCCCATAGCTGCTGGTACTTACACCATAACGGTAGGTGGAGGTGGCGGGGCTAATAGCAACGGGGCATCATCTACTTTTTCCACAATTACTAGTGCAGGTGGGGGTGGGGCTGGGATTGGTTTTAATGGTAATGGGATTTCTGGAGGCTCAGGCGCTGGTGGCAATCAGTCATCCGGCATTGGTGGCGCAGGTAATACTCCAGCCACTTCCCCTTCTCAGGGCAATAACGGGGGTAATGGTGCATCTCCGGGTTCTGGCGGAGGTGGAGGCGGGGCAGGAGGCGTAGGTGGCAATGGCAGTGGCGCTGGACCAGGAGGCGCAGGTGGTCTAGGTCTAGCTAACTCCATCACAGGCGTGTCTGTTGTTTACGCAGGGGGTGGTGGCGGCGGTTCTGTAAGTGGGACGTCTACTTCAGGTGGTCCGGGTACGCCTGGGGTTTCTGGAGGTAATGGAGGCGTTCAACCCGCAAGTGGAACAGCAGGTGTAGTTAACACCGGTGGTGGAGGGGGTGGTGGCGGTGTTACTTCTGGTGGCGGAGGTGCTGGAGGCTCCGGTATCGTTGTAGTTAAGTTTCTTTAATGAGGTAAGTGATGGCACATTTTGCAGAACTTGATGAAAACAATGTGGTCTTGCGTGTGATTGTGGTATCCAATGCGGATACGTCAGACGCGCATGGGGTGGAGAAAGAGTACATCGGCGCTGCCTTTTGCGAGCGGCTATTTGGTGGACGCTGGAAGCAGACAAGTTATAACGGTAACTTCCGCAAGCGTTATGCTGGCATGGGGTATACCTATAACGAACTGCATGATGCGTTTCTTCCGCCACAGCCGTATCCATCGTGGGTCAACCTTGATCCCAACACCCTGGATTGGATTCCTCCCGTGCCTGAGCCTGCGCCTGAAGAAGGCAAGATTCACATCTGGGATGAACTCACACGCACCTGGGTAACGAAGGCCGAGTGAAGTGTTCGCTGACGCCCCGTTTTCAGCCGCACCATTTGCCGCACAAGGTGCAGCGGGGCAGATATTTTCTGAAGCTTTAGCGGACACCGTATCACTCAGTGATAGTCTTACTTCGACCGCAGTTCAAGCGTTATCGCTAGAAGATACCGTTACTTTATCGGATACGTATATTGGCGGTTTGTCCTTTGAGTTTTCATTATCAGATACCGTATCGCTGACTGATTCACTGGCGGTAGAAAACGTCATCACGGCAGCACTATCTGATACCGTCACGCTTACAGACAGCTACACCATTACGGCAAGCTACACATTATCCCTTGCCGACACCGTCACCTTGACGGATGCTTATGCAGCAGAAAATGTCATCACGTTCGCCTTGTCGGACACGGTCACGCTTGCAGACAGTTCAAGTTTCACTGTTGTTTATTTAGAAAGCCTTTTTGATACCGTAACGCAAGCCGACTCGTTATCCACGCAGACAAATTATCAGGGGTTGGCTCTAGCTGACACTGTTACGGTTTCTGATCTTTTGGTCGATGCGCTTGTTATCACGACAAGCCTTGCCGACACAGTATCGCTGGCCGATACCATCTCGCCTGAGCTGGTGATCACGGTAAGTTTTGCCGATACGGTTTCTTTGGCCGACACGGTTGATCCCACAGGCAGTATCTTCGGTGTGACGCTCTTTGACACCATCACCGGTGCCGATTCGCTTGCTACGCAAACTAACTACCAAGGTCTCGCACTAGCTGATACCATTGAGCTTACGGACGAATCTATTCGCCGCCTGCTGTGGGAGCCTATCGCGGATACACAGAATGCTGGCTGGACACAAATTGCTGATACGCAAAGTGTTACCTGGGTGCAGATCGCTGACACCCAAGACGCGCAGTGGTCCTTAATCAATACGGAATAGCATCATGAGCACCTACTCAGATCTTAAAATCCTCCTCATCGGCACGGGCGAAGAGCCAGGGACCTGGGGCAGTGCAACGAACACCAACCTCGGCACGGCGCTTGAAGAGGCAATCGTTGGCACGGTCGATGTTGCCTTTGCCAGTGGCGATGTCACGTTAACCCTCACAAACACAAATGCCACGCAGACCGCAAGGCATGTGCGGTTACGCTGTACGGGGACAACAGGCGGCGCACGTAATCTTATCCTTGGCTCTGGATGCCAGATTGGTAAGCCCTATATCGTTAGTAATACCTGTAGCGATGCTATCGTTGTTAAAAACACGACGGGGACAGGCATTTCGGTGCCTGCTGGCAAAAGCATGTGGGTTTATAACGACGGCACCAACGTGGTGGACGCTGTCACGCATCTTACCTCCCTAACACTTGGCAGTGCCTTACCTGTAGCCTCCGGCGGCACAGGCGTTACATCACTTGGTAGTGGCGTAGTTACATGGATGCAAACGCCTTCATCGGCAAATCTTGCCGCTGCGGTCACCGATGAGACGGGATCGGGGTCGCTTGTTTTTGCTACAAGCCCAACGCTTGTCACACCGACGCTTGGCGTAGCAACTGCTACGAGCCTTAACAAAGTCGCCATTACGGCCCCCGCCACAGGATCGACGCTAACGATTGCCGATGGCAAGACGGCTACCGTCAGCAACACGCTGACTTTCACTGGTACTGATTCAAGTTCCGTGGCTTTTGGCACGGGAGGCACGGTCGCTTACACAGGCGGCACCTTAGCTCAGTTTGCTTCTACGACATCTTCGCAGCTTGCGGGCGTTATTTCGGACGAGACGGGATCTGGGGCGTTAGTTTTTGCTAACACACCTACGTTAGTCACCCCTGTTCTTGGTGCAGCCACTGCCACAAGCATTAATAAAGTCGCATTAACCGCTCCAGCCTCTGCGGCAACGTTGACGTTGGCCGACGGTTCAACGCTTGCTTTAGCTGGCGCTTTTAGCGTGACATTCACGGCAACGGGTGCAACAAATGTGACGCTTCCGACGTCGGGAACGCTGGCTACGCTTGCCGGATCTGAAACACTGACTAATAAGACACTTACGTCACCTGTCATCAGCGCCATATCCAATACAGGGACGATAACGCTTCCGACGTCAACCACCACGCTGGTTGGACGAGACACAACGGACACTTTGACAAACAAGTCAATCAGCGGAAGCACCAATACGCTGTCAAATATTGCTAATGCATCGCTGACTAACTCCTCGATCACCATCAATGGTTCTGCTGTGAGCCTTGGTGGATCAATCACGGTCACAGGCGCTACCTCAAGCACCTTGACCATTGGCACAGGGCTTAGTGGCGTGAGCTTTAATGGTTCTTCGCCTGTGACAATTGCGATTGATTCAACAGTTGCCACGCTGACGGGTTCGCAAACCCTGACCAATAAGACGATCAATGGGTCTAACAACACCATCACTAACGTTAGTCTCACCTCCGGCGTTACAGGGACGCTTCCCGCTGGCAATGGCGGGACGGGCCTTTCATCGCTTGGCAGCGGTGTAGCAACATGGCTGGGTACGCCTTCTTCCGCTAATTTAGCCTCTGCGGTTACGGATGAAACAGG